CCTTCTGCATCTCGGCCTGCGCCGCCTGGCGCTGCTTCAAATGGGCCAAGAGCAACTCCGCGTTCGGCGGGTTCAGCATCAGGATCAGGTCCTCGGCGTCGACCGCCTGGGCGCGGGCCAATGCGATCGCGATCTGGCGCGAGTCTTCAGCAAAAGCCGGGCTTGCCGAGTGTGAATCCACCTCGATCTGAAACAGCTCAGGCAGTTGCTGGAGCAGGAATTCCTGGCCCTGGTCGGTCTTGTAGATATGCGGGTCGCGATCCTGCATGAGTCTGGTACACAGGTAGCCGCTCTCGGCCAGCTGCCGCTCGATGCGCGTTGCGGGATCGATCAGTCCCGGGCTCGACGTCCGCACCAGGGTCTGGGCGTGCGCGCCGGAGCGCACGTTCGGCTCCGAGGCCTGCCCGGTCAAAACGGGGGTGAACCCGCCCGCTTCATCATACATTTTCCAGATAAATTCCAACTCCTCCAAGTACCCGGGAGGCGGCGGCTCGGTCAGTTTCGAGGCCTTGGCCTGCGGGTTCGGATCCGAGATGAACCCGCCCTCGGAGATGATCTTGTAGTACTGCTCCTCCGTCACCGACTGGAACCCGCTGAAGGTGTACGGGGCAGCGGCGTTTCTATCCCACATCACCTTCAGATCCCTGAGCCGCTTGTTCACCATGTCCTGCAGCATCTGGATGTCGGCGATCACGCTGCGGCCCCAGAAATAGCCGGGGGTCGTGTCGGCCTCGACCTTCACGAACGGCGTACGGTGGGGAATGCCCGAGAGGTTCCTCCTGGTGTCGCCGCCCTCGATCAGGATGTCGGGGTAGACCAGCTGCATCGTGGTCCAGTTACCCTCGCGTTTCTCGTCCTTCACCCACAGCTCACACAAACGCACCGTGTCGTGGATCCGCTTCTGCGGTCGCCACGGCGTCGGCACCGGGAACACCTGCACGATGCCCGCGGCCGACGGGGTCTGCCCGACGTCGCCCAGCGGGTTCATCCCGCCGACCACCATCTGATGAAAATACGAGGGCTCCTCCATGTCGCGCTGGGAGGCGCGGGTATCCAGGATCTGGTGGTAGATCTTCTCGGCCTGCGGGTGGCCCATCTCGCGCAGCAGCGAGCGCAGCCGCGTCACGGTGGGGTAGCTGACGTGGCAAACCGCCTCCTGCTCCTCGATGCTTACGATGCTTTCCGAGAGGACGCCGAAGTTGACGGGGTGGATGGGAACAACTCTGAAACTGAATCCGTCTCCGAGGTGCTTGAGGATGTAGCAGCCGTTGATGAGGCCCCAGGTGACGGCGTCGCCAAAGCGCAGATCAGCGTCGCTTGATCGATAATCCGCTGTAAGCATCTGAGACACAGTTCGACCTCTTTCGAGGACATCCTGTGGTTCGGAGCTATCGAAGACAGTATTGAATCGTACTCCCTGAGGCAGGAAGAGATAGCCCGCGAGCCGATCAACAAATGGTCGAACCTTATTGTGAATGGCCGCCCGGGCATCGCCGCCTCCCGTGTAATAATATTGCGCTGCTTTCTGGTAGACCTGCTGGCGCTCCTCGGAGGTCGCCATCGTCTCATCCACCACGTCCTTCGCGAACTCGATGGCCTCCTGGAGCTTGTCGGGGATGCGGAGGCTCATGGGTGACTTCGCTCCGCGAAGTTAAAGTAAATCAAGGGGTTAGTCACCTTGGAGTCTACTCGCGCCGCAACGTTTGGGATTCTGAGCATAGTAGTGTGACACCCCCGAACGATTGTCAGTAGCCTGTCAGCATATTTTCGTTATCGGAACGTTTGGGGAATTTTCTTTTGCCAAACACGGCTCATGGTGTCTCCCGCATCATCAGGTAGCGGCGGAACCCGCCATGCACGTCTGCCGTGACCAGCCGCCACCCTTGCTTGCCGGCCGCATTGAGAGCGGCCATCAGGTCGGTCGTAGATGCGCTCAGATAGACCTCGACCATGTTGTACTCGAGGGTCGAGGGGCGAGCCGGCGGTTCCGGGTTGGGTTCGGGATCGGGCCTCGGTCGCGTCGCCATCACCACCCCCGGATGGATCGTCGTTTCGACATCTCGATCAGATCAGGCTGGCTGCCGTTGCGCAACGAGGTCTGCAGCGCCTCCAGCCCTGAGCCGTAGCGCAGCCGGTTCTCCCGGCCCAGCACCACCGCCTGCTCCAATGCCGCCTGATTGGCCGACCAGGTCGAGGCGGTGGACTGGTTCACCTGGGCGTCCTTGTAGCGCACCGTCGGCGGGCCGCCCTTGTTCGGCGTCATATCCGCCACGCCATAGTCCCGCTCGGCGATGTTGTAGGCGATGTCGGTGGCGCGGCGGACATTCGACCCGGTGATCGCGACCGGGGCGAACTCCTGGTGGGTCTGCTCAGAGCAGCGCGGACACTCGGGCGGCTCCTGGTCCCATTGGTCGGTGCGGAGCTCGACCTCCATGAAGTGGCCGCAGGCCTCGCAGCCATAGGTGCGGATGATCATCCTCCGCCGTTCCCGCCGCCGTTGCCGCCACCGCTATCACTGCCACCGCCACCGCCACCACTATCCCCGCCACCGCCTATCTCGACTTCGCTGCCGCCGCCGCCCTCGCTCTCGCTGCCTTGGCTGCCGCCGACACGGTCACTGGAACTGAAAAAGACGGCCGGATTGACCGGCGGGGGCACAACCGGTGGTGCCGGAGCCGCCGCTGCGGGCTGGGCCTGCGCGGGTGCCGGCGTGCCGGGCATCGACGGCGGCGCCGTCGTGCCCTGGGCGGCGGCGTTGGCCTTGTTGCCGTAATTCGATACCAGCGGGTTGCCGGTGCCCCAGCCGGTGGTCGGCCCCCAGCGTTGCGATTGCGGGAAGCTGGCGGCCTGCGGGGTCAGCCCGAACAGCTGGTCCATGCTGGACACCCCCTGGCCCGAATTGAGCCAGGGGAACATCGTCGAGAGGTTGCCCAGACCCAGGCCGCCCGCGCTGGAGGTGGTGCCTGTCGACATCAGAACCGCTCCCGGTGTTCCCGCTGCCTCCGGTTCAATCCTTGAAAGAACTCGGTGAACGCGAAACTAAGCACGGTCCCGGGATTCTGTGGAGGCCTTTCGCCCTTCACCGACTCCCAGGTCCTGTTCCGCGCCACCAACTGGTTGCGCGTCCCGGCCGATGGCTCGACCCAGGCCCAGTGCGCCAAGGTCAACGCGGACACCAGATCGTCGTTTTCGCCAGTATCCACACCCGCGCCCACATAGCCCGCGTCCTCGACGATCGCCTGCATCTGCTGAACCAGCCGGATGGATCTGAACTCGATGCGTTTCAGCATCAGCGAGTCACGCAGCGCCGAGTAGATCATCAGCTTGTTGTCGGCATTGGTCTTCCAGTTGATGATCGACCCTAAGCCCGACATCGTGTCCTGGCGCTTGTAGAGGAACCACCTGACGGTCCCGATCATTGCGAGGATCTGGTCATCAAGGCCCGGTGTAGCGTTGAACAGACCCTGCTCTGCCAGCTGACGAAGGTTGCGCATTTCTGGGAGAACCGCAGCGCCCACGCCTGTAACCTCAAGGTTACATACATGCTGGCTATAAGCACCGCACAGATGAGCAAGAACCCAAGCGAGCTGATAAGTGGTGGGCCGGTTCGCTTGAAACTCCGCCACCTGGATGATCCTGTCCGAATAACACCGTAGCACCTCAATGGCATGGTCGTCCGCCTCCCCGCCCCCGCCCCCCGACGGGTCGCAGCCGATGGTATAGACCCCGCCCGGTTCGGGAGGCTCCCATACCCGCAACATGGCGGTGTCGCTGTCCCGCGTCTGGCGGATCTGGCTGTCCAGGAACTTCTCGGTGAAATCATAGGTGTAGGCCTGATAGGGCGGGCCGCTCGCCAAGGCCTCGGCGATCTCCAATGTCCGCGCCGCCGGAAAGAATCCTTGCCCCGAAGCAATGAAGCACTCCCTCTCGTGCCAGGGGTAATGCCTCAACATGTACTCCTCGGGGGAGTGCTCCGCCTCCCGCCGCCACCACGCGATCTGCTCCGGCTTCACGACGTAGTTGTACTGCTGCTTCACGTAGCGCGCCCGGGTCACCTCCTCATCGGTCAGGTGACCGTCCCACCAGACCTTGTACTCCGGGTCACTCTTCTCGATGCTGTAGGTCGGGTTCGCCCAAAACCCTATGAATATGAACCGCATACGGCGGTCTGTTTTAGCTTGCTGGCAGAAGTTGTACCACCAATTGAACCCGTTGGCGACGCTCTCCCATAGATACAGCCTATGAGGGTTCTGACGCGCCAAAGCCGCCTTCAATGATTCGACGCCGGCCAGCGACCGCCACAGCGAGCACTCGGTGGCATGCATCATGTTCAAGGCCCGGCTGGCGCCGAGGTCGGCGTTGTTGGCGGCGGCCAGCAAGTCAATCACCGATCTATTGCCAAACATAAGTCCGTTTCTATTGTTCTGAATTATTTTGTGCTCCGGCCCGCGCCAGTGCGGCGGCAGCGTCTCCAGCAGGTTCGCGAAGATCCGCCGAAGCCGCTCCAAGTTGTCGGTTCTATCAGCAATTATAGCGCCTTGCACGCCTTCGTTCGCAAGCGCCCAGAACAATTCAATCACGCTGCACGTCGTAGTAATCGCCACCTGCCGGCATTTTAATACGACAAACTCATGAACCCCCTCCGACAGCCCCTTCGCCACCGCGTCGATGACCAGCCGCTGACTGAGCCAGGGATCGACGTGGGTGCGCCCCAGTTCCTTGGTGTCGATCTCCACGCTCGCCATCAGCTCGTAGATCCCCTGGCGGATCGTCGCCAT